GCTGAAAAGATTCGCAGTTTAGGAGCATACATTCCTACAAGTCTAAATAACTTAAACATGCTGACAAAGATCGAAGACGAAAATCATGTTCCAAATAAAGACGAAATGGTCAAAGAATTATTGTTAGATAATGAAAAAATGATAAAGATTTTAAAGATGACTTATGAAGCCGCAGAAGCCGCAGGTGAAAATGGATTTAGTAATTTTTTAGCAGAACGTATGGACGCACATAAAAAGCACGGATGGTTCTTAAAATCTAGTATCAAGGGTGAGTAAATGAGAGCTCGAGATTTCATTTCCGAAGGCGGAAAACTTCACATTAAAAAAAGTGAAAAATCTTCTATGAGAAGTGTAACTACTTTTCCTAATCAAAATATGAATTCCGGCTCACAAAGATTGCATTATAGATTTGGTCTTGCTATGGCCGGGGCTCCTGATTTCCCTACAAAGGCTGAAAACTGGATAGGCGGTGATCCATTATTAGCACCATATACTGAAGTTGAAATGAATATTATCAACTATGCTTCACAACAAGTAGGCGACGGTAGTAAACAGGTTTGGTCTAATAATCGAAGTCAAGAAATGGATAATGTTAATAAAGTAAGCCCTGTGTCAAATTGGATGAACAAGAAAAATGACTAATGAATTCAAAAAAATATCTAACAAAGAAGAAACACGTTATGTGTTAGAAACTTCTAGTGGTGGATCTAGTAGTGCAGGATCAATAGCAAGTGTATCGATGCCTGTGGGTAATATAAAACGCAGACCTGGAGATAATTTACTTACTTCAGAATCCGATACCGTTAAACAAAAACCTCGACAAGGTCCGTTAAAGACTCAAACAGGTGGCGGAAAACACAAAGATAAAACTAAGACTATTCCACGCAGAGAAAAGTATAAGAAGGCATTAGCTGAATTTTCATCACCTAATTTAGATGCTGGACCAGCATCTGAAATAGTTTCTAAGGTTGTAAATAGATTACGTCAAAAATATCCCGGACTTAATTCAACGCAAGCGGCAATGGCAGAACTCGGGAATCAAATGGATACTAATGCTAGCCAAGAACAACAAATAAGTCAATTAGTTAGAAAGAATATCGGATTAAGCGATACCATGATAGAAAAAGAAAAACGACTGCAGGATATAAATGCAAAATTATCAAGAGGAGAAATTACTCAGGTTGAAGCTGACAACCAAAGAAAAGAAGTTGAAAAAGAATATCCTGGAATAAAAAAGATTGCGGACCCTGAGGTTAATCAATCTAACAATAAACCGTCTCAAGAAAAATCACCTGCAGAAAAAGAAAAGGCAACACCACAAAACTTACAGCCAACACAACAACCACAAAATACTAATCCAACAGATAATCAACTTCAACAACCTGGGGCAACAACACCTGCGGCAACAACACCTGCAGTTCAACAACCTGGGACAACAACACCTGGGGCAACAACACCTGCGGCAACAACACCTGCAGTTCAACAACCTGGGACAACAACACCTGCAGTTCAACAACCTGTAACTACAACAAAAGTTAATAAGAATGTTAAAAAAGATGACTCTATTAAAAAGAATCCTGTAAAATTTAAAAGAGCAAATGATGTTATAAATCAGATAAAGCAAGGCACATGGCAGCCAGGAAAAGACATGTCTCCTGATGAAATACAAAAGTTACAAACAAAACTTTTTAAAGATACTCAAAGATCAACTACTGTTGAAGGCAATGAATATTTAGAGAATCTACTTAACAAGCTCAACAACGCGGTTGAAAACAAAGATTTAATAAAAGAAAATGAAGATATTGGGCCAGCTGGGCCCGGAGAGAAAGTAGGTCAAGGGTACAAACGACCTGGAGATAAAGATTTTCTTTCCTGGAGAGTGGCTCTTTCTTCAAATAATAAGTGGGTTATTCCTCGAGACAAAGAGCATCTTCCTGATTTAAAAAATTATCTATCACATTTAACAATACTTGCCGGATATTCTGTAGCCAACGACTACAGCGATTCCCCATTTTATGGCAGACAAAAATCTAAAGAGATCGCCGTAAAAAAGATTCTAAAAATTAAAGCAGATATTGAACGTTTAGAATCAGAGAGTGAGTTGAACAAAGAAGGCGCTCCAATCAGTGGCAACGGTGGGGCTGTTGATAATTTTAAACAACAAATGGCTAATAGCACTGAAGTTGCATATCAAGCAAATTTAAAAAATGCTGGCGTAGCAGAGACTTTATCTAATCCGCAACGTAAATTAGGCAAAGATATTGATGCAGGTCGCAAGTCAGATGAAGCTAGTCGCATACGTGCAGAAAAAGCTCGAGCAGAATTTAATAAGCAATGGGACGAAAAGAAAGCAAAAGAAAAGCAAGGTATGGCGGAAGGTGATGAGTATAACGAATATAGCGATGAAGTAGATATGGTTAAAAATAATCTACTCACAATTATTCGTTCTTGTAAAGAGTTAGCCAACACTATGAAGAACGATGAAAACTTGCCAGAGTGGGTTGAAGAGAAAGTTTCAATGAGCAAACAGAATATGGTTACAGTATCGCAATATCTACAAAGTCAGCATGACCAAGGGCACGTATATGAAGCCACACGCACAGACGTAGACAGCGCAAATACTTCAGTTGGAAATCAAACAACAGGTGGCCGCCCTGTAAGTTTTAGTCAGCCTACTCCAGCTAAAACTGATACAGCTAAAAGTTGGCCATGGTGGTGGGGTGCTTATATTGCGGCTATAGGTAAAGGGTTGCCAGGTCCTCCATATACAGATCCAACTCAAATAAACGATTATAAATTAGGTAGAAACGCGGCAAATTTACAAGTTGGAGATTTTACTACTAAAACAGGTATGCTACAGTTAAACAGACCAGCAGGTCCTATGAATACTAAGGGATTATCATTAGCCCCTGACGTTATCCAGAGAGCAAATAAATTATTTCCAGATCGTACATCTAATGCAACTACCCCAGCTCCAGTAGGTACTACAGACGCTGTCTCTGTAAATAATATAAAAAACATGGCTATGCCATATTCAATGAATAGAGAAGACAATGATTCTTATCAAAATAAATTACAAGAACGGTTAGATGCCGAAGTAGATGAGCGTAGCGTTAGTCAAGCACAGGCAAGAACAATGGCGGCGGCTGCACACAATCCAGCGTTTGCCAAAAAGGTAGGTATCAAACTGAATGTAGCTCAAGAGTTTAATCGTGCTGATACTGGCAAAGATATTAGTAAGTTGCCAAAACGTGTACTTCCAAAAAAACGTAAAAAATGAAAATTTTAGAATTTGTACCTGATGATTATAAAATACATGATCGAGCTCACCTTGATCAAATTCTTTTAGAACTTTGTGAAGCAGTTATAAAAGGTCAACAAGAAAATCCAGATCATTACGGAATGGTAGCTGCCTGTGTTATGGACAATGATCATAATAAGATTATATCTGTCAATGAAGAAACAGATGACGGGACACGTAAACATGCCGAGCGTGTAGCAATAGAGTCATATGAAGCTGAATACGGAAAAATTCCAAAAGGCAGTATTATCATTACTACATGTAGCCCGTGTAACGAAGATATGGATGAGCGTTACGGAGAAAGTTGTACTGATTTAATTAATAACAGCAATGTACGTAAAGTATATTGCGGATACATCGATTCAAGCCAAGACGACGAGCATAACAAATATACTTTAGAAGAAACTAGTAACACAGATATACAAGGACTTTGTGAAAAATTTGCATCAACATTCCTTGACGAATCAGCCGCATGGCATCGCAAAGCCGGTAAAAATAAGAACGGTGGATTGAATAAGAAAGGTGTTGCCAGTTATCGTAGAGAACATCCTGGATCAAAACTTCAAACAGCAGTTACAACCAAACCAAGTAAACTCAAACCAGGAAGCAAAGCGGCCAAGCGTCGAAAGAGTTTCTGTGCTCGTATGGGCGGTATGCCGGGTCCAATGAAAAAGCCAAATGGTAAACCAACTCGTAAAGCGTTATCATTACGCAAATGGAATTGCGAGTAAAAAAATAAGTTGACATAGTTGTATTAATATTATATACTAGCTTATAGGAGATTATTATGAGCAAAGTATTCGGTGACCCAGAACGGGCAAAAATTAAACAGATTATTTCAGAGGGCATGACAGTTATGCAGGAGATACAAGATCTGTCAGAAGGACTCAACGACACCATTAAGGCTGTTGCAGAAGAACTAGAGGTAAAACCTAGTACCATTAAAAAAGCAATCAAGATTGCACAGAAAGATACTTGGGATCAAGTATTCCGTGAGTTTGATGATTTGGAAACTATCGTAGATATTAGTGGTCACGCTAATCGCGACGGTAATGATTAATGGACCCAATAACAAATGGTATTATAGATATATACCGTTGGGCAGAAAGAGATTATCAAGAATGGCCATTGAGGTTTTGCATTGAAGTTTTTGCTTGGGCTATCAGTGTTGGTTGTAGTATCACTATGGCCCTTACTGTTCCTAATCCACCTCTCATCACACTCTACCCCATATGGATCGCTGGATGTGCTATGTATGGTTGGGCTAGTTGGACTCGTGGTAGCTTCGGTATGGTGGCTAATTATCTTTTGCTTGTTAGCATTGATATCTTTGGCCTCATTAGGATGTTGACTAAATAAAAGTGAGAAAGGTCCTGCGAGCCATAAATCGCATTGTGAAGGTTGCCGGCCATAAGCGGTAGGAGAAAAATATGAGTTATGTCGATGCCAAATGGGATCGTGAGAAGGACATAGTGTCCGTTGTCGAACGAGATCCAAAACAAGGTCGTGTATATCGCGACTATCCAGCCAAATATCTATTCTATTACCCAGACCAAAGAGGTAAGTTCAAAAGTATCCACGGTGAATCATTAAGCAAGGTCACTGCTAAAAACTGGAAAGAGTTTATTAAAGAACAGAAAATACACAGTAATCATAAGTTATATGAAAGTGATATTAATCCTGTATTCCGATGCCTAGAAGACAACTATCTAAATAAAGATTCTCCAAAGTTAAATGTAGCATTTTTTGATATTGAGGTCGACTTCGACCCAGAGCGTGGTTATGCAAGTCCAGAAGATGCGTTCATGCCTATTACTGCTATTGCCATACACTTACAATGGTTGGATACACTGGTATGCCTAGCTGTTCCGCCAAAGACCCTTACAATGGCACAGGCAGAAGAACAGGTTAAAGATTTTCCAAATACTATTTTATTTGAATCAGAAGGAGAGATGTTAGATACATTCCTAAATCTCATAGAAGATGCCGATGTATTAAGTGGTTGGAACAGTGAAGGATTTGATATCCCTTATACTGTTAATCGTGTTACCAAAGCATTGTCAAAAGAAGATACTCGTAGATTTTGTTTATGGGATCAAATGCCAAAGAAAAGAGAATATGAAAAATATGGAAAAACTGCTATCACTTATGATTTGGTCGGTCGTGTTCATTTGGACAGTCTCGAGCTGTACCGCAAATATACCTATGAAGAAAGACACACGTATAGATTAGACGCTATCGGAGAAATGGAGATAGGTGAAAATAAAACAGTCTACGAAGGAACCTTGGATCAGTTATACAACAATGATTTTCGTAAGTTTATCGAATACAACAGACAAGACTGTGCGTTATTAGACAAGTTAGATAAAAAACTTAAATTCCTAGACCTAGCCAATACAGTTGCTCACGAAAATACTGTATTACTACAGACAACAATGGGTGCCGTGGCTGTTACTGAACAGGCCATTGTTAATGAAGCGCATCATAGGGGGCTAATTGTTCCGAGTCGCCCACGAAGAGACGACACAGTTAATATACAGGCCGCAGGTGCGTATGTTGCGTTCCCTAAAAAAGGATTACACGACTATATTGGATCAATGGATATTAACAGTCTATACCCAAGTGTGATTCGTGCTTTGAATATGGGTCCAGAAACTATTGTTGGACAGTTGCGTCAGGATTACACTAATGATGAAATTGAAACTAAAATTGCCAAAGGCTCCAGCTTTGCAGGTGCTTGGGAAGGTAAGTTTGGTGCCAATGAGTACGATCTTGTTATGAGTCAGGATAAAGCCAGCGATATTATTGTCGATTGGGAAAATGGTGATACTAACGTCATGACTGGGGCACAGATCTATGAAATGATCTATGAAAGTAATAAGCCTTGGATGTTATCAGCTAATGGTACAATTTTTACACACGAGTTTGAAGGAATTATTCCTGGCTTATTAAAACGTTGGTATGCCGAGCGTAAAGAAATGCAGGCTAAACTACGAGAAGCAATTAAAGCGGAGAATAAAATTGAAGAAGAGTATTGGGATAAACGTCAGTTGGTTAAAAAGATTAACCTTAACAGCTTATATGGTGCTATTCTTAATGCTGGCTGTCGGTTCTTTGATAATCGTATTGGACAATCCACTACTCTTACAGGACGCCAGATCGCCAAACATATGGCAGGAAAGATCAACGAAGTAGTCACAGGTGAATATGATCACGTGGGCAAGGCCATTATATATGGTGATACCGACTCAGCTTACTTCAGTGCCTATAACGTATTAAGAAAAGAAATTGAAAAAGGTGAAATACCTTGGGATAAAGATACTGCTATCAAACTATATGATAATATATCCGAAAGTGTTAATGAAACGTTCCCACAGTTTATGCTAGATGCCTTTCACTGTCCAAAGAGTCGAGGAGAAGTTATCAAAGCAGGACGTGAAATCGTGGCTATAAAAGGTCTGTTCATTACTAAAAAACGTTATGCTGTTCTATATTATGACAAAGAAGGTCAACGATCAGACGTAGATGGCAAGCCTGGTAAGATCAAGGCTATGGGATTAGATCTTAAGCGTAGTGATACTCCAGAATTTATGCAGAAGTTCTTGGAAGAGATTCTTACCAAGGTGCTTAACAATGCGCAGGAAGACGATATTCTAGAACGCATTGGAGAATTCCGTACAGAGTTTAAGGCACGACCAGGTTGGGAGAAAGGTAGTCCCAAACGTGCTAATAATATTGCCGAATATCAAGCTAAAGAAAAGAAAATGGGTAAGGCCAATATGCCGGGACATGTCCGGGCTAGTATTAATTGGAATACTCTAAAACGTATGAATGGTGACAAATACAGCCAGCAGATTGTAGACGGCATGAAAGTTATCGTTTGTAAAGTAAAAGCAAATCCGCTGGGTTATACAAGTATTGCATATCCAGTAGATGAGTTAAGATTGCCCAAATGGTTCCAAGAATTACCATTTGACCACGCAGAAATGGAAACTACCATCATCAATAACAAACTAGACAACCTCATTGGGGTATTAGAATGGGATTTAGAGTCAACTACCCAAACTAACACATTTAGTAGTCTATTTGACTTTGAATAAAAATTACTTGACATTAACCAAAAACCTAAATAAAATATACACAAGGAGAATTATAAATGAAAGATATACTTAAAGACATCGTGGATCATACACAAAAGTTAGGATTCCTAAACATTGTTAAGATCACAGGTACAGAAGAAAAAACATTAATCGACAGTATGGCAGATGACCGTACAGTTATTCTATACGCAGAAACTAAAGATCCAAGTCCAGAGATGATTGGTACATTTGGTATGCCACAACTAGAAAAACTACGATATCTGTTGGATGGTAAAGAATATCAAGAGGATGCTACTATCGATTTAGTTACGGCAGACCGCAACGGTGAAACATTACCAGTTGGTTTACACTTTGAAAACAAAGACGGAGACTTCAAGAATGATTATCGTTTTATGAATCAGGCTATTATTGAAGAGAAATTAAAGACTGTTAAATTCCGTGGAGTTAATTGGCACGTTGAAGTAGAGCCAAGTGTTGCCGCAGTACAGCGTTTCCAATTTCAAGCGGGTGCTAATACAGAACATACAACATTCCTAGCCAAGACAGACGGAGATGCATTAAAGTTTACATTTGGTGATGCCGCAAGCCATGGTGGTGAGTTTACATTTGCCACAGGTGTTACAGGTAAAATTACCAAAGGTTGGACATGGCCAGTGGCTCCGGTATTAAGCATTTTGAAAATTGCTGATGCAAACAATGCCAAGATTGGATTTAGTAATGATGGTGCTATGCAAATTGAATTAGACAGCGGCATTGCTACTTACAAATATATTATTCCAGCACAGGCATAATGATCAAGAGCATAAGTTCAGGTGGCCGCTATCTCAATGTTTATGGCGGTAGCCCTGGTACTAACTATATCAACAACTTTTCCGGTGCTCAGGGTGTTGGCAATATGAGATTTAACACCGGCAACCAGAATGTAGAAATATATGACGGAAATGGTTGGATACCGTTAGCCAGTGCTTATGCCACTGTAGAATTAGATCAAGAAGCAGTTGATCTATTAGATTGGGCTAAAACTAAACGTGATGAAGAACGGAAGATTGAGAAGTTGATCGAAACTAATCCGTCTGTTAAAATAGCATATGAGGCAGTAGTCAAGGCACAAGAGCAGTTACAAATAACCACAATATTGAGTAAAGATGAAAAGACCACCAGTTAACCTAACCCCGCTACAGAAAGACTATGCTGTGTATTTGCCAGCTATCAGTAGTTTCTATAGTACCTATGTAGCTAAACAACGATTAGAAGAGTTTGTACCAAAGGCCCGTATTCCAGCAGGATTTGATCGTGGGATTGAAGGTATGAATTTTCTTAATCCAGAAGATGGATACTTTACATATAAGTATGGACTGTATTCAGCAGGTCACGCACAGTTAGATTTGAACAAAAGTCTAACACAGGAATCAATGATCCAGCAACGCGATCGTGGTGCTACGATGATCCTAGGCGACTCGGGTGGATACCAGATCGGTAAAGGTGTTCTAAAGTTTGATTGGTTGAACTTTGATGGTCCTGCCGCAAATAAAACACGCCAAAGTATTTTAGAGTGGTTAGAAGTCACTGCTGATTGGTCAATGATGTTAGACGTACCGACCTGGGCCTGTGATCATATCCATAGTCCAAAGACAGGATTGAAAACATTTGAAGATTGTTTGGAAAAGACCAAGTTTAATAACGATTATTTCTTAAAAAATCGATTGGGGCAAACTAAATGGCTTAACGTATTACAAGGCGGTGATTGGGATACTGCTGAAAAGTGGTATCAGGGGGTAAAAGAGTTCAGCGATCCTAAAGGCAAGTATAAGGGTCGTGAAGCAGAAGGTTGGGCATTTGGTGGTGCTAATATGTGTAAGATGGACATTACATTGAAGCGACTGATGATCATGCGTGACGAAGGTATGCTCACTGGTAAAGATTGGATTCACTTCCTGGGCACCGCTCAGTTAGATTGGTCATGCTACTTGACTCTGATACAAAGACAAATAAGGAAACATATTAATGAAGAACTTACCATCTCTTTTGACTGTGCGTCACCGTTTATTGCAACCGCACACGGACTTGTCTACACCAACGCAATACACAATCCGAAACGTTGGAGTGTTATTATGGACAAAGCGCCAGATAATAAATCACTCTCGGGATCAGACATCCCATTCCCATTTGAATCAGAAATAGGTCGAAGACTTACTATGGCAGACATTGCTTACTATAATGTAGGTAAGCGTAAGACGGATGCCGAATTAGGTGTAGACAGCAAGGGTGCTCAGATTAAATTTGATCATCTTAAGCCAGAACACTATCACGAAGTTCCTAAACTTAATAAACTAGGTAAAATTCCAAATAAAACAAGTTGGGATAGTTTTGCCTACGCTCTTATGATGGGTCATAATGTATACTGTCATATTGTTGCTGTACAACGTGCCCAACACTTAATGGATATTGAAGTTGCCAAGACAAAAGATAAGATTGATTGGAGAGCTTGGAAAAAAGTTAAATCAGCGGATATGAGTGACGAGTATAGTGATTGGGTTCCACGCAATATTTTATACTTTGCCAACTTTGTTGAAGACCTGTTTAATACCACAACTAAAAAAGAAGCAATGGATATGATTGATGAAGCTGGGGCATTCCTTCGAAGTTTAGAAGGTGCTCGATTACAAGGTGGCCCTGCACAGAATACGTTTAACAATTTATTTGAAACGGTTGTCACTGAACAGGAAGAAATTGATTTAGCCAATCCAGATGACGATGAATTAAGAGCCCTAGAGGAAGGATTAATAGAAAATGCCTAGAAAGAAAAAAGAAACAGTAGAAATGGCCGAACCTGTAGTGATCCGAGGAAGCCACAGTACTCGTATAGAACATCCAGATGGTCGTATAGAATTTGAAACACATTGGGATGAGCTAGTACGTGATGTACAGGCCGCATTGGATAGTTTAACAGAAGTAAAACCTAAAGCTACTCGCAAAAAGAAAATCAAGGAGAACTAAAATGTTTGATTCAAACTATGCAGAAAATGAAGTTATAAATTATCGTTCAGCAGAACAAATTAATAGCGCAATGGGCCGTGTATATGGTCATATGGGGATGGCAGTAGTTGTGTCAATGCTAGTAAGTTATTTTGTAGGATCTAGCCCGGTGTTGTTACAATTCTTTTTTACAGGCGTAATGAAATGGATTGTAATCTTTGCACCATTAGCGGCAGTGTTTGGTGTTGGCATGGTCCTGGCAAAAGAACCTAGCAAGAGTGTTGCTCAATTATGCTTACACGGATTTGCGGCATTGATGGGTTTAAGTATGGCAATGATCTTTGCAATATTTACAATGGGCAGTATTGTATCAGCATTTATGGGTGCGGCAATTTTATTTGGCACTATGAGTTTTTATGGATACTTTACCAAACGTAGTTTAGACAGTCTTGGTAAGTTTATGATTGTCGGTCTCATTGCTATTATTATTGCCAGCATTGTTAATATTTTTATCGGTAGTACCGCTATGCAGATGATGATCAGTACTTTGGCTATCATTATCTTTCTTGGATTAACAGCCTACGATACACAACAGATCCGAGAAGAAATAAGTACCGATACCACTGATGTTGCTGAGATTCGCGGAGCATTAACATTGTATATGGACTTTATCAATTTGTTTATTAATCTATTACAACTATTTGGCGACAAAAAGGACTAATCATGGCAACGCTAGAAGATCAACAAAAACTTATAGAAGTATTAAAATTCACACCACGCACCTACAAAATATCATTGTGGGGCTATGGTGGAGAAAAGGTTATGGGAACCGTAGAACGTGAAGCATGGGACTACTGTATGGATAACCAAGTTGATTTATCTGATATTTCGTGGAATAATGATGCCGCAGATGATATGGAACTTGATGCAGATCGACTCCCATTCCTTCCCGGATCCTGGTACGAATGTGATAATCTTGCACACGTTAATGGTGTGAATAAAAACGCTGGAACACTGCAAATTGAAGATGAACATGGGGAAACTGTTGTAGAAGCATCACTTGACAGCTTTGATGGATGTAGCAATGATAGTATAGAATGGGAATGTGATAACGAAGTGTGGGTAGGGCAATCTCCAGAAGGCACCGTTGTGTTCATAGGATCCAGCAACGAAAAAGGAACTTTCTTCGAAGGCGAGATCGAATTAACCGAACCATTTGATATTACTAAATTAACTCTGCAGTACGATGATATTGACGGAGAAGAACTTGTTAATGCTGTGACTTATAACGGGGAAGACATTGATAATTGGGGCGGTAGCACAGACGGTAAGAGCTCAGACTTTACTATGTGCCTAGTTAAAGAAAATGGTGAATGGGAAAATTACGAGCCCGAAGAGAAAGATTGGGGACATCCTGAATATGGTACAAGCCCAAGCACCTGGGAAAAATCTAAGACATTTAAGTTTAATAAACAAAAGCCTACAATCCCGGGATACTATAGTTGCACGTGGCGACATTACGGTACAACATATGGTTCGGCCTATTGGGACGGTGAAAATTTTGGCGAATGGGAATATGGTAAATTTAATACAATCGCCGATGTAGTCAGCTGGAGTGGATATACCTGGGATACTAGCAGTTGGGTTAATCAACCACCTGAGCCCGTAGACCTCGAGTGTGAAGATAAAACGTGCGGATGGGTGGGCAAAGGTGAAGAAAGAATTGAAGACCCCAACTACGATAGCCATTGTCCCAAGTGTAATGGCATAGAGTTTAACTGGATTGACTATGATCCTGATACCAAAGAGGGTCGTACTAATCGCAAAAAATATTGTCGAGAGTGGGATCCAGAAGAATCCTTAAAAAGAATAATAGGATAAACAATGATAAAAAAGATCTATAATGATATTAAAGAAGGATTCAATCAGCTAAAAGAACATCGCCTTGCAATCTTTGTTGCGGCATACATAGGATTTAGTATTCTTGGGCTACGTAATATTGCTTATTTGATCACATTCTGTTATATTATAGTATTACTTGAACAAATTAATAACAAAGAAAAATGAAACGAACATATAATACAGGCGAATCAGAAGCAATAGAATTTTTTATAGGTACAGAGATTGAACGTACACCTGCCTACGGTATGAAGACGTTATTTGTAGTAGGTGTCCTCCACAGTATCGGAACTATATTAGAAAAGGCTGAAAAAAATGAATGTCGTCATATCTATTTTGGTGCTAATCAAAGTTTTCCAAAATTAGAAATTAACGATAGTGTTGCATGGCGTCATTGGGAAATCCTGATTGAAGCGTGCCTCGGTGCTAATTACTGGTGCACTCTAGATCTAGATGTAGCACAGGTGGAAGGGTTATTAGAAAGTGGACTAACAGAATATCGCAGATTCATTCCACAGATTTCGGTGAAATTGCCCTATTTACAACAGTTAGGATATAATGCTACAATAAAGATTGATGATAAAGACTTTGAAGCCTCAAATCCAGGTGTATGGTGTGTACCGATTGGTGCCATAACACAACGTAAATATTTTACCAATTGGGATGAATACTCTAAAGATGAGATCATAAAATGATTATTAGACAAGACATGCGCCCTAAAAAAATGATTTGGGTGCAATTCCGTAAAGAAGGAATCCACTGCTATCCGGCAGCCGCAACAGATCCAAATTTAGCAACAGGTGATGAATACGATGTTAGTTTTTTAGCAAACCAACATAGACACATATTTCACTTTCGTGTTTGGATCAGTGTTACACATAATGATCGTGATATTGAATTTATTCAGTTTAAGCGTTGGTTACAAAATCTCTACAGAGATAGTTTACTTACGTTAGACTACAGAAGTTGTGAGATGATGAGTGATGATTTACATGCTCAGATCGAAGCAAAGTATCCAAGCCGTGAGGTTTGGATTGAGGTCTCCGAAGATGGAGAAAATGGTTCTTTTATCAAATATTAAAAGGAAATAAAAATGGCAATTCCTGCCTACATTAAAAAAACCCTGCGTTTGAAACCTGAAGTCTCAAAGATTTTTGATGACTTAGACAAGTGGCTTGATCATTGTAGGATCAATCTAATTGAATTTAACCCCGCGGATTTATATCGCAGTGTCGACTACAAAGCATTCCAGCGTACTCAAGAGTACCTAGAGCGCAAGGCACGTCGAGAAGCAGATGGTCGTCCAGAACCAGCTCGTGTTCGCGAACCTTACAAAGGCAAGAGAGATGACCGTATTTCTCGTTGATCTCGAGGCTGTTTCCACTCGTTATACAGGCGAGTGGAAATCTCACATTCCTAAACTACTTAAAAAGGCAGGTCATGATGTTCAAGTTATCTGTGGTCCTGAAGATATTCCTAGTGCCACAACTCCTGGCGCTTTCCTTAATTTTGGTGGCACCAATATATATAAGTCTCGACAGGTTGAGGAGATTAGTCGCTTATTCTGCTCCGGATCTGTTAGAGCAGGAGATCATTTTATTTTTACTGATGCTTGGCATCCTGGGGTCATCAATCTCAAATACATGAGCTCGTTGTTAGAGATGCCTGTAACTATTCACGGACTTTGGCACGCTGGAAGTTATGACGAACACGATTTCCTAGGTCGGTTGATCGGCGATGCTCCTTGGGTTCGAAATGCTGAAAAAAGTTTTTATCATTGTTATGATCATAACTACTTTGCTACAAACTTCCACATAGAATTATTCTTTCGTGAATTACTCAACAGCGGATCAATCTATGAAAATGCCTGGTACGAAGAAGAACTAGAAGAAGTGTTAAAAGGTAAGTTTTCAAAGATTGTACGCACAGGTTGGCCAATGGAATATATGGATGATATCTTAACTCCGTATAAAAATATGCCCAAACGTGATTTAATTCTTTTTCCACATCGTATTGCTCCAGAAAAACAAGTTGAGATATTCCGAGACTTAAAAGATCAGTTACCACAATATGAATTTGTAGTATGCCAAGATCAACAGTTAAGTAAAAACGAATACCACAACCTATTAGGTGAATCCAAAATAGTGTTTAGTGCTAATTTACAGGAAACATTGGGCATTAGTTGTTATGAAGGAGCGTTAGTAGGTGCTATTCCAATGGTTCCAGATCGGTTAAGCTATACCGAAATGTACGAAGATCAGTTCAAATATCCTAGTCTATGGACTGAGTCTTGGGGGGATTATGTCCAAAATCGGCATTTATTAGTTAAAACTATAGTAGGATATATAGAAAATTATAAAACAACTATTCCCTTTGTCCAAAAACAAGCAGAACAATTGACAAAAAGGTTTTTTCATAGTAAAATGTTATTAAGTAAACTAACAGACTAGGAGTTGTTATGAAGTTAAAGATTTTAGTGGCCAGTATTGCTTTGCTATCTGCCCAAGTACATTCTCAATCAAACACTACAAAATATTGGAACACAACTGAATATTATAAAAGTCGAACACTACCGGCAATTAACGCCGATGCGGCATACGCTCGAGGCTTTACTGGTAAAGATAGCACTATTGCTATTTTGGATTCAGGTATTGATACTAAAAACGTAGATTTCCAAAATGGAAAAATATCACTTTCTAAAGACTTTACAGGAACAGGCATTCAAGATAAGATCGGGCACGGCACTCACGTAGCCGGTATTGCGGCCGCTAATCGTAATAATATTGGAATAGAAGGTGTGGCGTTTGATGCAAATTTAATGATTGGTAAAATTACCAACAATGGACTTATTAGTATATCAACAATGTTATCAGCATTAAGTTGGGCATCAGCTAATAATGCTACTGTAGCAAACATTAGTGCCAGTGTATCTGGGAATCTTAATTCTTCATTAATTTCTCCAGGAATATATGCTACTTCATTTTCAAATACAGGAAAGTTGCCCGCTGGATTAAATCCACAACAATGGGCATCGGCATTAACAGGTCAAACTGTTCTAGTTATGGCCGCAGGTAATGAAGGATCAAAAGTTCCAGGAGCACAGGCTAGTCTAGCCACTGCTACTGACAGTAAAGGTAATCTAATACTCGGCGGACGAATGATTATTGTTGGTAGTTGGGATACTAATGCTAATAAAATTAGTTCGTTTAGTAATCAGGCAGGAACATTATGTGCTGTTGTTTATGCTGGAAAATGTCAAGACAAATATACTGTTAGTCAATTCTTTATTTTAGCCCCAGGAAATTCCATAACATCTACAGTACCGACCTTTATTAACAATTCTGGACTATACTCAATGAGTGGAACTAGTATGGCCGCTCCCGCTGTAAGTGGTGCTATTGCTATTTTAAAACAACAATGGCCACAATTAACAGGATCTGCGTTAACAACGCTAGTATTAACAACTGCAAATAAAAATATTCCGGGCTATGACCCAAACGTAATGGGACAAGGATTGTTAGATCTTAACAAGGCCACACAGCCTACAGGCGGATTATCCTTAATGACTGCTGGCAATGTAATAAACGGTGGTAAGACCGCAACTGCCTCAGCGGCATTGATTACTACAAGTGGGTCAGCCGGTACTGGAAAAATATCTAATGTTATGTTAGTAGACGGAATTGGCAGGGATTATTATGTTGCAGGTAATAATCTTACTGCTACAGGATCAACCGGAGTTGATTTTAATGTTAAACAATCCGCAATGCCGTATATGAGTAGAAATAACTATAGCCAGTTTAACAATTACACCAATCATACATCTAGCAGAGTTGATAATATAGAAATGAGTATGTATATGGATAATAGTTTAGGTGATCCAAACTTAGCACCTGTTATGACCGAGTTTAGTTATTATAAAAATTTGGAATCTAATACTACTGTAAAATTTACTGCTGGTAGTTTTACAGAAAAAAATAGTTGGTTAGGAAATGGATTAACCGGTTATGGAACCGCTTACGATGCTAACAGTAGTCAAACTACATTTGCCGGAATTGGATTAGATTATAACGTTGATAATTTAACACAGGTATATGCTACTGTGATGAACGGAGTAACTAATACTCGTGCTAGTAACAGCCTTATTAATAATGTTAGTCCTATTATGAGCTGGACATGGAATTTAGGAGTTGAGCGTAAGTTAAATGATAATAACTTAATAGGTATAATGGCATATCAACCGCCTACTGTCTACAGTGCTCAAGCCACAGGCAATATTCCAGTCGGTCTAGACTCAAACTATGATGTAGTTACTACCAATAAAATTGATTTGCGTCCCATAACACCTGAATATAGGTTTGGTGTATATTATAAATTAAAGGAAAAGTCTGGAAATAATACTTTAGCATTTATCGAAAATAGACAAAATGTACAAGGACAGGACGGAGTTACTTCTAACGTAGTTGGTTTATTAACTAATATAAGGTTTTAATATGAAAAAGAAAATACTAGACCATAAAGACGTGCAAGGATTAGTGTCTAATATTTGTAGAGAAATAACCATAGACAGCTGGCGTCCAGATTATGTGGTAGGGCTTACAAGAGGCGGGTTAATCCCTGCTGTGATGATCAGTCAATATCTTAATGTTAAGATGAATAGTCTGGACATTAGTCTGCGTGATGGTGGCGATTGTGTAACCAATTGCGGTATGTCTGAAGATGCATATAATGGAAAAAAGATTTTAATAGTTGATGACATTAATGATACTGGTGCAACTTTTAATTGGTTAATAGAAGATTGGAAAAGTAGCTGTTTACCATATGACCCAATTTGGAATACTATTTGGACCAACAATGTAAGATTTACTGTATTGGTTGATAATTTATCTAGTAAGTGTAATGTTAAAATGAATTACGTAGGATTTGAAGTAAACAAATCCGAACAAGATGTATGGATAGATTTTCCCTGGGAAAATTGGTGGACAAAATGATTAAAGTAGGAAGCCATTGGATAAGTGATAATAAAGAATTTGAAGTATGGTTTATTGGTAAAAATGGCGGAGTAGAAGAGGATACTATATTCTATAAAAATATACAAACTGACGCAAGTTATAGCTGTTGGGAAAGTGCGTTTCGATCAAGATTTAAGGAGACTCAAAATTACACATAAAATATTCGATGGTCCAGATAGTATTGAAAAAAGTTCAGCCCCTTGGGATAATATTTTTCGAGAAGATTTTCACGTTGTTGTCTATCGTGACAAATATCCGTGTACTCCGGGACACTTGTTGTTTGTGCCTAAATATAATACAGTAGGAGTATTAAATGATGCATTTGCAGATGCATTTAGAGAAGGTAAAGAAATGGTAGACTCTGGAGAATGGGACGGGTTCAACATGGGACTTAACTACGGTACAAGTGCGGGACAAACTGTTAATTGGCCTCATGTACATCTTATCCCACGTAGAAAGGGAGATGTTGAAGATCCAGTTGGCGGTGTACGAAATACAATTCCGGGTAAAGGCAACTATCACTCACCAAAATATAAAGCAGATTAATTCTTGTTTATCTAAATAATCAAGTGTATAATAGAACAAAGATAGTGCATAAACTAAAAGGAGAAGAAGATGGAAATTAAAGAATTTACAGTTAAAGAACAGCCCGGATTTAGATTGAGAGTTGAGTCTTGGGCAGTAAGTAAGCCAGAAGGAATTTATAGTTTAGATTTTATTCAAGAAAATTTAGACAAAAATAATAATGTAAACAGTGCTAGTTCATATAACTTTTTTATGACCAAAGAAGAAATTAAAACATTATGCGAAGGATTAATGAAATGATGACTCCAATAACTGACAAAGTTCCAGGTAGTTGTGGATGCGGACGTAGTCCAACAGGTAAATGTTGTGGCTGGCATGCTTTAAGTGAAGATGAATACAGAGAAAGATTAGCATTATATGAGGATACTCAATTAGCTTTAAGAAATATGCCAAACTATTTTCCAAACGGTTCGGGGGCAGGTGGTCAATGAGCAAAATTAAAATAGCAGAACTATTTTATTCTATACAAGGTGAAGGCCGTTATATGGGTGTTCCCTCAATCTTCTTGCGTACATTTGGCTGTAACTTTAAGTGCCAAGGATTTGGCATGCCTAGAGGGGAGTTAAGCACAGAGGCAGATGACCTTGCCTCAGTACATGAATTATACCCTTACCCAAAATACGAAAATTTACCGTTAGTGACTACAGGTTGCGACAGCTATGCTAGTTGGCATCCAGACTTTAAAGAACTTAGTCCAATGATGGAAACTAGTGGTATTGTAAATCGCATCATGGAAATACTTCCACATCGTCGCTGGGAAGATGAACATCTTGTCATAACAGGAGGTGAGCCATTGTTGGGTTGGCAACGTGCTTATCCAGATTTGTTGGATCATCCTAAAATGGCAGGCTTAAAAGAAATTACATTCGAAACAAACGGTACTCAAAAATTAACGCCAGAATTCAAAGAATCTTTAATCAAATGGAAGATTACCAATCATCAATTGAATAGAGAACTTACATTTAGTGTAAGTGCTAAACTTCCGTGTAGTGGTGAAAAGTGGGAAGAAGCAATTCTTCCAGAAGTAGTTTGTGAATACGAAGAAGTTGGTACAGCGTATTTAAAATTTGTTATTGCTACAGAACAAGATTTTGCAGACGCCGAGTGTGCTATTAGCGCATATCGAACAGCCGGATTTAAAGGACATATATACTTAATGCCAGTTGGCGGAGTTGAAAGTGTATATTCTTTGAATAATAAAGCAGTAGCGTTAATAGCTATGAAACACGGATTAAGATACAGTGATAGGTTACAAGTTCCGTTATTTAAGAATGAGTGGGGTACCTAATGCCAATGCCGACTCCTCTTATAGAGATAACTGAAGAATGGGTCGAACAAGCATTTTACGAACGTGCAAAATGGACATTGAAATTCATATGGTGTCCTAAACGTTGTAACTTGTCAGGTCAACTTTTATGGTTTTGCCGTGTATACGAAGGAGAAGCTGTATGGACCGGTCCAGGCATGCCTGTATACGAATTTAGATACCACAAGACCGTTGAACACCTAATATGGTTGTTAAAAGGAAACATATGATTAAGAATTTACTCAAACGAATGATCGGTTTGGATAAAATAGAAGCCGCAACTAAAGAAGCAGAAACGAGATTATTAGATATTGTAGAACAAGAAAGATTAGCTAAACTTAATCCAAAAGAACAGGCCACAGAATCTAAAGAACCTTGGGTAGGTGTTCTACAAACACACGTGGCCAAAGATGATATTAAGAATGGGTTTTTTGAACTTGACTGGAATGAGTTTTTTGTGTTACAATTAAGACAAGCTGGTTATTCCGGCGCTACAGATGAAGAAGTAGTAGATCAATGGTTCCAAGAACTCTGCAGAAATATCGGCAACGAAGCTGGAATTGATATGAGCCGTAGAGGAAGTGGATTTGTTAATAGAGCATTAAGAGACGATGGAAGAACTGAGGTTTATTGATGTCAAAAACATACATACTTGTAGATACAGCTAATACATTTTTTAGAGCCCGGCATGTTATGCGTGGCGATCTTAATGATAAGATTGGAATAAGTATTCACACAGTATTAAGCAGTGTTCGTAAAGCATGGAGAGATTTCAAAGGTGACCATGTTATTTTTTGTTTAGAAGGGCGTAGTTGGCGCAAGGATTACTATGAGCCATACAAGCGCCAACGCAGTGAAGCTCGTGCCGCCGCTAGTCCTCGCGAGCAAGAAGAAGATAGAGTGTTTTGGGAAACGTTTGATAACTTTAAAGACTTTATTACAAATAAAACCAACTGTACTGTATTACAAAATCCACAATTAGAAGCAGATGACCTTATAGCCGGTTGGATACAGAGTCATCCGTTGGACAATCATATTATTATATCTACAGACGGAGACTTTGCACAACTCATAGCACCTAATGTAAAACAATACAACGGTGTTATGCAAGTCACAACTACACATGAAGGATACTTTGATGAAAAAGGTAAACGTGTAGTTGATAAGAAAACTGGGTTAGAAAAGCCTGCTCCAAATCCAAGTTGGTTATTATTTGAAAAATGTATGCGTGGCGACACTAGCGACAATATCTTTAGTGCTTATCCTGGTGTGAGAGAAAAAGGTACAAAAAATAAAGTCGGATTACGTGAAGCATTTGCCGATAGAGACAGTAAAGGTTATAACTGGAATAACATGATGTTACAACGATGGACTGATCATGAGGGTGTAGAGCATCGTGTTTTGGATGATTATACTCGAAATGTAAATCTTTGTGATCTAACAGCACAACCTGAAGATATTAAATTGATAATAAAGGAAACTATTAATACAGCAACAACCGCGGAGAAAAGTATATCTCAGGTAGGTGTACGTTTCTTAAAATTCTGTGCCGAATATGATTTACAAAAGATCAGTGAGCAGGTACAGAGTTATGTAGAACCATTAAATGCAAGGTATGTATTATGATTTCAGTCACTAAAGTATTAATCCCAAATAAAGAATGGTTAGTTAAAGAAGGTGAATTTAAGATTGGTAGTATTATTAAAAATAAACAAGGATATGGTTTTTATAAACACGGAAACTATATTCCTTTTAAAAGTTTTGAAGAAATAAAAATACAATTTGGTATTATTAAATTAGATGAAGCTATAAAAAAATCTGTAGATACAATCACTAATAAATCAATCTATGATTATCCATGTAGTAGTAAACCCTACGAACCTGTATATAGTGTAAAAGAAAAATTACCACTGTTTGCTAAAAGTAGTAAAAGTAAAAGTCAATACTGTGCAGGATACTATGTAATTAAATTCCGTAAGGGCTGGGTAAAAAGTTTCTGTCCAAAATTAATTACGTTAGAAAGATACCCCTACCATGGTCCTTTTAAAACAGAACAAGAAATGAAAACCATGTTAAATACTGTTAATAAACTATGAAACATCTAAACACAATACCTATAGAAAGTTTTTTAGAAAAATCCCGTATTGCCATACGATCTAATCAAAAAAATCTCATATTATCTATAGAAGAAGTAACTAACTTACAAAATAGTCTTAGTGTTGTTATGACTCGGCTTACTGGCGAAATGGACAAAATTGTAGCATCTTCACAAAAAAATACATCTGACGTTAAAATAGATGGTGGTGGATTTTAAGGTAAAATAAGATAAATATATACGCATATTTAAAGAGCGTATATAATGTCAAGACCAAAGCCAAAGGTATTACTCGAAATTACCAACAAGAAAACTTACAAAACTGAACAAGTTTTAGAAGCCGAGGCTATTTGGGCTGTATTTTACAAAGATCAACCAATTAATCTTAAAACTAGTAGTATGGTTGTACAACAATTAGGTCCAAAATATAAAAAGGTATCATTTTCAAACAGTGGACATGCTTTTAATCTTGCAGAAAAACTTAATAAGTTATTTCAAACATTGGATTTCTCTGTGTATAAAC